GCAAGCATACATTCCATATGCTTCACGATAATTTTTAGTAATCCAATACCCATAAACCTTAGCACATCCATAAGGAGAACGAGGATAGAATGGTGTGGTTTCTTTCTGTGGAATCTCTTGAACCATCCCAAACATCTCTGAGGTGGATGCTTGATAGATACGAACATTACCTTCCATTCCAAGCAAACGAACTGCTTCAAGAACACGGAGTGTTCCCAATGCATCTGTTTGTCCTGTATACTCAGGCATCTCAAAAGAAACCTTTACATGACTCTGAGCACCAAGATTGTAAATTTCATCAGGTTGAACCTGCTGAATAACTCTTACTAAGTTAGTAGAGTCGGTGAGGTCTCCGTAATGTAGTTTAATGCTGTTGTAAATATGATCAATTCTATGAGTATTAATAAGAGAAGACCTCCTAATAATGCCATGAACTTCATATCCTTTTCCTAAAAGTAATTCAGCAAGATAAGAACCATCCTGCCCAGTAATGCCAGTGATTAATGCTATTTTCATGAAAAAAATATTACTTTTTAGGTGATCTATGAATTATCATTATACCAATAATCGGAGCAATAGTCAAACCTGCTCCACAAAGTCCTAACCATATTGGACTTGCAGCAAGTGCTTCTATGATATGAAAAATCATTGTGGATATGCGTGATTGAGTGCCCAAACAATGAATAGTCCGATTATACCAAAAATAATCATTGCTGAAAATATTGTGCTACTCATATTTTCCTTTTCCATATAAAAAGATTAGTTTAGAGTAATTTTAAGAAATGGAAGTAATGGTGGAATAACACCAATCAACCTTAAAAGTCCCTCAGCAAATAGAGCAAGAACCACCCAACCGACGCACATACTAATGATAGAAGCATTACGGTTGTGTCTTCGTATAGAAGCATCGATCATCTCCTGAACTTCTGTGCGTGTAATAAACTCTTCTTGCTCATACATCATTTTTCATCACCAAGAAACTTTGCCAGAGGATCTCTTCTGGTCTTTACAATTTCAACTGCCCTCTTGTAGAACATATTGTCAGTATTGCCAGAAGATTCAAAAGTTTCCTTAATCTTCACCCAATTATCATAGGTGTGCTGATCCATAGGGTTTTAAGTTGAATATTATTAGTTATAATAATCAGCACATTATGGTTGTCAAGTTTGTGTTGATTACCAAACAGACATTAAAAAAATGTAAAGTATTTTACAAAACTTATATCAACGAACTTCAAAATCCAATCGTCCTACTTTCCTTTGACGACGTGCTTCTTGCCAAGCAATGTCTTCATTTGTCAATACATTATTTTTTTCTTTGGTGTGAAAAAAATTCAGCATTACTATATTAGATAAATCTAATGCTGTAATGACTCCACCACGAATAGTTGCCATATTTGGACAACCACAAGTTATAGTTTTTATTGGATGCCCTTCCAATTCTTTTCCACAAGAACGACATCTAATTTTTATATTTTCCATATTCCAATCCTATAAATAAATTTCAAAATATTTTACTTATTTATACTAGTTAAAAAAAACCACCCCAGAAAGGGGTGGTTCCAATCATCTTATGAGTACTTATCAAAACCTAAAAGTCGTCTGAATCACACCACCATAGTTATCTGAAGCATTCTTGAGTCCTTGATTGTTGGAAACATAAAACACAGCAGGAGTGATGCTAATGTTATCGCTGACTTTGTAACGATAGAAAGCTTCCCACATCAGAGCCTTCTGACTATCAGTAAGTGAAGCAGCATTACCAGGAGCACCGATGGCAAAACCAGCAGCATTTCCCTTAGCAAACACATCACTCCACTGAAGACCAGCAAACCAGGTCTGGGAGTTGGTAGCACCAGTAGGAGTTGTCTTACCAAGAGAATTCAGGCTAACATCATTCCAACCATAAGCACCTGAGATTGAAGGTACAATACCAGACTTCTTAGGTTGCCAGTAAGCATTGATAGCATAGCTGTTGGAAGATTGACCAGAAGCAAGAGCACCAGAACCACCGTTAATAGCATTGAAGGTACGAACACGAGTGCCTTCGGTTCCATAACGATAACCAAATGCAATACCATACTGAGGAGCACGATAACCAATCTGAGCAAGAGTGTTCAGAGCACCAGATTCATCAAATTCACCTTTGCTAGAATCAGAACCGTTCTGGGCAACATAGTTTACACCAGCAACAAAACCACCCTTACCTTTCTTGGTAGGTTGTGCCCACTGAGCACCGAAACCAGAACCAGTTGCCTTGTTGTAGACACCTGGAGCACCAGCAACAGCAAAGAAGTCCAGAATGTCAGACTTATAAGCAGTAGGAATCCAAGACATCTCAGTGTTACGAACCAGAGCACCAGCAGTCAGAGTCACACCTTTAGCAAGTGCAGGGAACTGATAGTACAGACGGTCAAGTTGTACTTGGTTAGAAGTACTTTCTGCCTTATCCAGTTTGAACAGAGACGAGGAAGAACTAAAGGGTTGACTGGAGAAATTACCAGAACGCAGACGAGTCTTCAGCAAATCCTTACCCGTGAAGGAAGTATCGAAGTTCAGACGAACATCATAGTTGAATGCTGTGTTGCCAACGTTAGAATTATTAGCAAGACGAGCACCTTCTACACCACCAAGAACGAAGGTTGCTTCACCACGCAGTTTAGATGTAGTGGAGAACTGAGTTGCTTGAAGTTGACCAACTTGTGCTTCCAGTTTATCAACACGACCACGAATAACTAGAAGTTCTTCAGAAAACTCTTTTGAAAGACGTTGGAGTTCATCAGTTACTTCGGTTACACGGTCAAGGCAAGCATTCAGAAGTGCTGCTGCCTCATAACGAGTCATTGCCTTACCACCACCATAAGTTCCGTTAGGATAACCAGCAACACAACCATAACGTTCTACGAGATTGCTGAGTGCCTGATATGCCCAATCGGAAGGTTGAACATCAGAGAATTGAGTGACGCTTGTTGCCTGCTCAGAGGAGTATTGATTGACTGCTGCAATATTAAGGTCTGCGGCATTCGCAACAGCAGGAGCAATCATACCAAGAGCAACAGGTGCAAGCATCAGTTGTTTGATTTTCATAAAAATGTTTTTTGTGTACTAAACGACATTGTGAAGATTTACAACAAAGCAAATCTTCGTTATTTATGCGTCTTAAGCAAATCTTAAGATGACCAACATCATAAATCAACTTTGGTATTATGTCAATTAAAATTTGTTTAAGAGGGGGAGATTTACATTGACTCCCCCCATATTATTCTATTGTGTCAAACTTCTACCGTGATCAGTCGGTTAGCATATTCATGAGCATAAGATGTGCGAGCACCATGAATGCCCCAACCAATCCAACTATACGCATAGTCCATGTAACGATTGATAGATTTTCCAGGAGTTTTCATCCTGTCAGCAATTCGTTTCCATTGAACCTCAGTCGTTAGATAACCAAGTTGCGTTTGAAAAGATGATGGATTTCCACCAAATCTCTTAGCAAAATCACCCAATCCATAATAACGATCGGCAGATGTCCATTGGATCAAACCATAACCACGACCGCAGTGATGGTACTGAGTCCTACTACCACCTTCACAAATATTAGGCACGAACATAGATTCTTGCTTAATATTGCCCAGGATAGTAGCAAGGGCGTTTCTGTCTTTAATTCCTTGCTCTTGGAAATAATCCACAGCAAGTTTTTCATGTTCTGAACACCCTTTACAAATTAACCTTTTCTCTTTTGGTTTTTCGGGAGCAACCTCTCGGATTGCTGTCTTCTTTTCATCTACAAGATTCAATTTGGTTAGTTCTTCCAATGGCGGAGGAGGACCTTGCATCTTGTATTTGACGAATGGCAGTGATGCCGTGCTGGTTGTAACCGTTGCCAAAAGGGGCAAGGCTACTGTAAAGATTGATTGCATTTAAAATAATTGAACTCTACATCCGTATAGAAGGGGGGTATACCAACCCTCTCGGGAGGCACCTTCCACGGCTCTAATTGTCACGATCAAAAACTCATAATATTAAAACCTACTCATAATAGGAATCCTTAAGGATTTTTTCATTATATCAGATTATTTAGATTTTATTCAAAATCTACAAAATAACCACTGATATATTCCAAAGATAATACTTCAAGATTTTCTTTTTGAATTACCCAATCACGAATTTCACTATAAACACTTTCGGCATCTTTAATTCTTTTTTCATCACATAAAGAATGCATACGGTCAATATGATTATTAATCACATCATTGCACATTTTCTTGACGTGAAGTTTCATTGAAGTAATCCTTCCTAAAGTATCTTGAAAGTATATTCGAATTATAATACTTAGGAGTTCCATTGTCAAGAGACTCAGTTAAGACATTGTTTAAGAACAATTGCCTTGTTTCTTCGTAGTTAGTTTTACCAACAGTTTTATG